TTGAACTACTAATGGTATAAGTTGTTCCGTTTAAATACACAATATCGTCGGATTCAATTGTGTATTCAGTTTCTGAAATTTCATTTATGATTCCGTCTCTAGCTGAAATAGCCGACCAAGTTCCATCTCCATTGTCAACGATTATTAATCTATCCCACTTTCTAATAAATGTGGTTAAAGATTTCATTGACGGTAGCGATGGTTCTCTTTCATCATCTCCATATAAAATATCTTCGATATCTAATAATAACCAAGGGTCTATTTTTCTACTGTCAATTATTAAATGCGAAGATGGCCTATGACCTTCTATAATTTCTGGAATACTAGTAACATCCCAAGAAAATTCATCTGGAATGGAATTTAAAGATAAAGTTTTTCGCACTTTATCTGCGGGTGTAGCAGTTAAGTTATAAAGTATATGAATTTTATAACCACTACTAAAATTGTTATCGTCTTCGCCAATTAAAGTTCTATAGCAAAGGTGAAATCTTTTTAGTGGTTGATCGGTTAAATATAAACCATCTTGATCCTCCACAATACCCTCACATACTAAAAATTCATCTGGATACGTAAATGCAGATATACTTCCTGAATAATCGCCTAAAGTAACTAGGTCGTTAAACTTTGTGGCGTTAAAGTATAGAGGTTCTACTTTAGTGTCATTTTTCTCGGACACACTAATTAAACCGTTCCACGGAACACCATTATTGTCTTCGACGTAGAGAACGGCGCGATCTAGTCCAGCTTCATAAAATTTTGAACCGGTTTCATGCCAAACAATAGCTGTCATAGTATGTCCTTTCTTTTATCCGCGTGTTTGTAAGTCCGCTTTTCTTTTTGCATTTAATTCGCGATTTCGCATCGCAATCTCGTTTTTAGACATTTTTTTAGGAGTAGAATTTTTCAAGTTACAAATTCTAATTAATGCAAAAAGTCTATTTAAATGCCAAGTTTCGCATTCAAACGGTATATTAAAAGTAACCATCCAATAATAAATTAACTCTGATGTTATAACTTCTGCTTTACCGCGTTTTTCTGGCATAACACCAAAAGTTGTTGCTGATCTTTTAGCATCTATGTACTCATTTATTTCTTGAATGTTTTGGTTTGATAGTCTAAGTAAAGTTTCATTAGAACATTCGTCAATTATCATAGCTTTTATATAGCCATAAATTTCTTCTGGGGTTTTTTTATCATTATTCAAAAAAGGTTTTTCAAATTCTGACTCCCATTTTGACAGTGAGACCAGAGAATGCTCAAGTTTTAAAACAACGTCGTCTTGCGATTCAAACTCTTCAGTTGATTCGTTAAAGAATTCGTCGCCTTTGATAATTATTGTAAGCATTCTCTGGTCTCCTATCTTAAATTAATCAGTCGTAAATGTACAACCAGTCGTCATCAACGCCAGCCGGGAAGTAGTATCCAGTATTGGGCTGGGCAGTGATAATGGTGTTCTCGGTGATGACATAAGCACCAGCCTCAAGCGCGGTCATACCGTCATAGTAGGTAACACCGGTCACCGAAGGAATGGTGATGGTGTTGGTACCATTAAAGGACGGCGTTGCCGGAGTAACGCTGACAGCGTCTCCAGAGAACAGTGCTAACACGGCATCCGGTAAGGGAAGGCTGGGGTTGGTGCCAGCGGTACCGTATAAGAAGTTCTCCAGGGTAACCAAAGAAGACGGATCCACTTTGGTCGAGTCCACGGTCAGAATCGAAGTCGGCTTATAGCCAGTGACCGAAACCGGAGTGGTTGCAATCTCCCAGCTGAACGTAATCGCCTCAGGCGAATCATTAACCGTGTTGTAAGCCTTCTCCGAGGGGCTTGCCTGACATCCGTAGATGAGGTGCAGCTTGTAGCCAAGATCATCGCCGTCAATGTCATTACCCAAACGAGTGCGGTACGAAAGACCGAAACGCTTGCGCGACTGCTGTCCGACAGTAACACCGCTGTAAGGCGTTGCTAATCCATCAAACTGAGCAAACTCGTCGGGGTACGTGTAAGCCTCAAGGGTTGCACCGAACTCTTCAGCCGAGTACATGTTGAGGTACTTAATGTTGTCGGCGTACATAGCGTTAGGCTCTGCTCCGGTCGGAGACTCAGTAACGCTAGTCAGTCCGTTCCAAGCAACGCCATTGGTGTAAGCGCCCGCCGTGTTGGGTAAGTAAAGGACCCCTTTGTCGACGCCAGTTTCAAAGAAACGCTCGCCTGACTGGTCCCAATATAAAGTTGCCATAATTGGTCTCCTTTTAGAAATATAGTTTGTAAACGTCGTGATTTAAATTATCAGCTGTATAAAACCGATCAAATATGCACATAGGAAGTGCGCCAATTGCTGCCGGAATTTCGCTATCAGGATTTCTATCAATAACAGTTATCTGATATCTTGTACTCAGCATGTATGGTTTATCATCTGCGTGTAATGTTACACCGTTATCCCTTTTATAAACAATACAGGGATACTGTAACTGAATTGATGCGGGTGGTTGAAAATATACATTATTAGAGCCCAAAATATTAACTAATATTGCGTGCAGTTCAAGTCGTGGGGCCATTATATACACTTCCTAAAGATAAGATTAGGCGGGGGCTTTGGACTTCTACGTTTGTAACAGTCCATAAAACCCCCGCCCATCTTACATATTTAATCTTAAAGAAATGCTCGATGGCATGCTGATCCGCAATAATACTTATAGAGTTGCCAACAGAAATATCATTATTTAAGTACTCTGCTTTTTCAAACTTTGCAGTATTCTTAACAACATCTCCAAAATACGAAATTTCAGTTATGGTGTCTTTCCAAATACCTGAGTTTGCAGGGTCTTCAATTGTATTTCCATAGCCAACTTCTCCATAGAATTTAGCCATCGGTTTTTCCTTTAAAATCAGTCAGCGGGGCTGAAAGTCCAGCTGTCGTCCTCGCTGGTTGCGAAGTAGTAGCCCGACGTCGGCTCAGCGTAAATGGTGGTCGTTGCCGTGATGACAACGGTACCAGTCACAACCACACCGTTCTTCAGGTAGCGAACACCAGTCTGAGTCGGAATGGTGATCTCATCGACGCCATCGAACGAAGGAGCCTGAGGAGCAACCAGAACGGCGTTAGAAGCAACCTTCTTAACAACCAAAGCAGACTTCATCTTAACGAGGGCTCCGCAAAGACGGGTCTCGATGAGGTACTTGTGCTGGTTGTAGTCAATGTCGAAGTCGTCAAACATCGAGATTGCGCCACCCTTGTCGGCACCGAGAACGTAGTCCTGCGGGTTCACGATGATGGCGACCAGATCGGCCTCTTCCTCCATGACCTCAACCGGAACAATCTCAGCAACGCGAAGCTCAGCAGCAAGCTCCGACAAATCCTTGTAGATTCGACGGCCAAGGGTATCCTTCAACAGGAGGAACTGGGCGATGTAGGTCTCAGTGGTGTACATCGTCGGCGTTCCGGTGCCCTTGTAGTGCTTGCGGTTGGTCACAATCGAGTCAACGATTTCCTGAGCAGACGAGTTAGCGTCGCCAAGGTTGACGTTGATGGTCGTGGCATAAAGCTCGTGATCCTTAGCGATGGGACGGATATTACCCTCGTTGATCTTGTCCTCATGCGAAACGTCGCGACCGTCTCCGATAAGCACCGCACGAGCAATTTCCTCGTCCAGCATTAAACGCATCTCGGACTTCAACCAAGAAACGACGTCAAAATCGGTGATGTCGATCATGTCGTCACGGTCAAGCTTCTGCTTCTTGTAGATGGTCGTGGGGGTCGTGATACGCTTCGAAACTCCGAAGAACTCTTCTTTCTTCAAAGCACCGGTCACGTAACCCTTAGCACGGGCCTCGTCGAGCGTGATGTCGGCGTGGAGGGTCTTAATGCGGCTGAACGGGCTCTTGCGGGCATCGCCAAGCAACTTCGAAACCCACTCGGTGCGGCGCTTAAGCCACTCGGGAACGTTGTCGATAGCGGTGGCCTCGGGGAAAAGCTGATCAATGTCAGTGATTCCGTGAGCCAAAGCATACGTCTCAACGGCATCTTTTAAAGACCCGTTCTTAGTAGCATCAGCAACAATTCCACGAAGATCCTCGTGGGAAATGGTATTCTTGTTTTCGTTGTTTTCGAAAATATTGCGGGTCATGTCTTCTTCACCTTTCGTGTTTGAATGATTAATTTGTTTTGCTTCCTCAAAAAGAGCATCAACAAGCTCTTTCTGCTGATCATTTAAAGAGTCGTAAACTTCCTGCGCGGTTGCATTATCATCTAAATTACTCTGCGCCATTTCACCTTCAGCTGCGGCAAGTGCTTCGCCAATTAAAAAGTGAACAACATTTTTCTGCTCTTCGGTCATTGAATTATATACGTCTTCGACAGTCATTTCTTTGTCGGCCATTTTTTCATCTACTTTCGCTACGGCATGAAGAATATCCGACTCTTTTTCAGAAACGGAATGCTCCAGCTCTAATCCGGTATAAATAATTGCCTCATCGTCAAGCTCGGTGTGCATACCATCGGAGTGACGAAGAGTCACACTTTCGATAACAGCTCCGGGGTTTGCGCCCGATAAAACAAGACTAACTTCTCGAATAGCCCCGTGAAGAACACGACCGGCTTTTTCAATCAACTCATTTGCCCAGATCGACAACATATTAATATCGCCATGCTCTAATAAACTTTTAGCATGAGCGGCTTTTGCCGAGCTATTAAAATATCCATAAGCATAAACGCCATCTTCTCGATTTTCAAGAATAGCGTGACCAAGGACATTTTCTGGGTCATTGTGGCCGTGCTGCCAAACCAACGGAACTTTAGCCTGATCTTGGTGCTTGAAAGCGCCAGGCATAATAGTCCGCCCATCCGTACAGCGTAAGCCGGCTTTAGTAGCATAGCCACTAAAATCATGCTTAACCATTTTTATTCCTTTCTGTTAAGTTTAAGACTATTTTATCTTTTATAGTCGGTTGTTCTTCTGTGAGATTGATTATTTTTTGAACCATTGCTTTTGGAATGTGGAGAATAGAATCAACACAATCGTGTTCGCTAAGCGATTGCGCTATTGAAATATGCTTTTTTTTACCATGTTTTTTAGAGTCAATTAAATATCCAATTGACTTAACAATGTAATCGCCATCGTCTTCCAAATCATCTAAATATTCCCAGCCTTGGCATGCGGCATGAGCATCGTGCCAAATAACAAGAACTGGTTTCATTATTCACTCCACACATCTGCAGCTGTTGGTATTGGTTCGCTAGTAGTTGGTTCACTTAAAGCCGGTTGAGGCATATTACTATTTGTTAACTCATCAGCTTTTGGATCTGCTGCTGGCGGAATTCCCATATAACCGCGAATTTCATTAGCAGTTAATATTTCATTTCTTGAGAATATATCAGCAACACTTGCAATATCAATCAAAGGAACCAACTGGAACGGGTCTCTAAAATATTTTATTTTTTCAGGTTTATCGGGGCTAGCAGACACAACAAATGCTCGTTGCATTGCTTCAACAACCGACTCAATTATTGGATAAATGGTTCTATTAAAATAATTTAACATTGATTTTTCGTCAGCAGTTCCGTTCATTATGGCTTCGGTAATACCAAGTTGGCCATAAAGCATTTGGGTTAAATATTCGACTTGCTTTAACAAATTGTTTTCAGCAGGTCGGTTTAGCTGCGTAATTTTTTCAGTACCATCAGTATAGGCAATACCGTATTGGCTACCTTTTAGCTGAAACTCAATATCAGCTCGCCGAGCCTCTGCTTGCTGCTTTCGAGCTTCAGTTTTTATGGTATACGGTAACTGAATAATTAAATCTAATTTTCCAGAACTTGATTGTTCATCAACGGTATCTAAAAGCGTTAACTTACGAAGTAGTCTTTGAAGTGTTGAGTTTGGCTCATTCATTACTGAATATAAAGGATTTTCGACTATAGCAACATACCTTTTAGGTAAAGTTATTTCTTCTCGCATACCTTTAGCTTCATTATAAACACTAACCCTAATGTGTTTTGGATACCATTGAGTTATTTCCCCAACACGAAGAGTGTAAATATCAAAGTTCTGGTTTGTATTTGGGTTTGACCCTGTATCTACAGGAACTATAGCAGCAACACCTTTATCAAAAAGGGTCATAATTAAATCTTGACGAAAAGCTCTTGGAGCTTGGTCAATATTTGCCTCTAAAGTCAAACAGTCATTCAAAGCACTTTCAACATCTTTTGCATAACGACCGATTTCATCGACATAAACATGTTTAATTTTAATGTTTGAAACGTCAATTGCAATTCGCGTATAAATTGCAGTTATAATCGACCTGTCGTTATAAAATAAATGCCGAACACGGTCGGGACGATAAGTGCTTACTGGTCCGATATTATAATCAAACTCTTCTTTTTCATATGTATTAAAAGCATTAAAAGCTTTTTTTATTCTATCTAAAATAGCCAAATATCGTCACCTCCTAAAGTAGTTTTAAATTAATAATTTTAAAATTATCGGGGGGCCAAAAGAACTGCAGCCGATGCACCAAGAGAGCCTATCATTAATGCAGTCGCAAATTTTTCGCCGGTTGTTCTTTTATTAGCCATTTCTATATTATTGTTGTAAATGTCTGCAGAATTTTTGAACTTTTTCTCTAAATCTTTTTTTCCTTTTGCCGAACTAGTTGTTATATATGCTCTATTTATTGCGTCTATTTCATATTGGCTTTGTGCGACTTCTTCGCGTGCTTTTAGTATAGCTTTATTTTTTTCTTTTCTTGACATTTTTGGCTTTTGATCGGAAGGGTTACTAGCTTTTCGTTTTCCCCACCTCATACCTTTGACGCCGGCGTGCTCTAAGTTATTTAAAGCTAAATCTATATCGTCTTGATTTTCAAACATTTTACCTCCAGTTTTTATTTTTAAATTAGCTAGCAGCTCTTAAAGCAGCCAAAGCAACATTTGCGCCGACGCCAACAACTATAGCTCCAGCAACAGAAGCTCCAATAGCAGCTTTTCCGCTGGTTTTAGTTTCAAAAACTTCGTTTTTCAAACCAGCAGCTTTTCCAGTTTGTTTAGTCTTACTTGTTGGTGTTATGTCTTGCATTTTTGTTGTTCCGTAATACGCAATTTTATCTGTAACAGAAGCTTTTCCTTTTTGAACTCTATCTATTCTAGCTGATCTTTTTTCTCCGACGCTAAGCGCTGATTTTTTAAGACTACCTTTTTTGATAGCCCCTACAAGTACACTTACATCATTATAAGCTCGAAGCTTATCCGATGTTGTGCCTTTTCCTTTTCCGACATTTATTAGATTTTGCGCTCGGTTTGCTCTTCGGGTGCCCCATTTCATACCTTTTACACCTGCGTGTTCTAAATGCGTTAAAGCCAACATTATTTCGTTTTCATTTTTTAGCATGTTACTCCTATTCAAATGCTTCTTTATGAAGTTTATAAGCAACATATGCATCTAGCAATGCGGCAACATTATCTATCTTTTCTTCGCTTCTCTTTTTTAAAAGCTTACGATTACCGTTTGTATCTTCTAAAGTGACCGCATTACCCATTGCAAATGACATAAGTTCTTGGTCAAATATAAGTTTTCTTTCTTCGGAAAGAATTTTTATTTCGCCTAAAGGTACAGATTCAGTTTTTGCGCCTTGAATTACTTTTTGAATTCCGTAAGGTCCGTTTTCAGATTCCCACCTAGTAACAAATTCTTTTGCGTTATAGGGGTCGTAGCCAAAGCAACGAACATCATAGCCATTGGCCATAATAACTTGATCCAGATCGTCGTAAACTTCCATCATATCTAAAACAGTTCCTTCAAGAACATGAAGACTACCCTCGCTGATAAATTGCTCATATTTGTGACGCATAGCAGCTGGGAGCTTCATTAAAGTTAAAGATGTTATATAACTAACTGTTTTTATACCAAAAGAATAATTTTGAAACGGAAATAAAAATGTAAAAGCACAGAAGTCATCACCTTGCGATAGGTCAGCACCTAAAGCGCATGGCATTTGCCAGAATTCTCTAGGAGCATGCGGAAGTGTTTCTTCATAAGTAAAGAAATACGTATAGCCTTCCATTGGTATTCCAAACCGTTTTGCTAATATGTCGTTTCTTGCTGCCGGAGCTTTTTCAGCTCTTTCAACATCTAAGTGATAAACGTCATAAGTTACGGTTCTTCCCAAATTTGGATTTGCTTTAATCCACATGGCTGGATCGCCTACTTCTTCGATGGCGTCTAATTTGTAGTACCAAATAGAAACATGCGGCGCTTGGTATTCGCCTTTTAGAATTTTATTTAATTCCATTTTTATAGTATCGCCGGAACCGTTACGAACAGTTCCTTCTGAACTAATAGCTAGAATTAAATAGTCATCTAATTTTGACGCGCCTTGCTCTATTGCGCCGACGACATCTTCCCGAATATCCCCAGAAAGCCACTCGTCTACTGTTGATACTTTTGGTCGCAAACCTTGAAGTTTGTTAATTGACATTGGGCGAATTTCAAGTAGCGAACCAGTTAAAAAGTTTTCAATGCCTTTTTTAGTTGAAGCCAGCTTTACACGCTGAGCTCTAGAGCCCGTTGTGTTTTGAATCGACCCTTCTGTTAAAAATTTAAACAAAGGACCTCGAGCTCTAGTAATAGCCGTTCTTATAGGCGACATTACTTCTTCAGCTTGTTTCATTGTTGGAGAAGTAGTTATTTGATGCGTGGTTTGCGTGTCAACGTTTAAGAAATATGATTGAATACAAGAAGCATACATTGACTTTGCTGCGCCTCGCGCAATAATTAAATATTGTTTAGTTGTCAAACGTTTTTTAACCGTTTTTAAAACAAATCCACCTTTTCCATGGTATGCACTTGGATCGTATACGTTTCGGTCTACGAAATAGTACCAACCAAAAATCTGTTCGGCCCACAATTTAAATGTGTCTAACAAATGTAAATCTGTTCCGTCAGTTAGTGTCAATTCGTTTTCACAATATTTAATAAAACCATTGACCGCATCATCGTCGTAATATATATTTGGGTCTCGAATTAGGTCATCTATTCTATTCATTTCCATAGAAATTTCTTTGTTTACTATGGTTTTACCCGAAAGAACCGAGTCTCTAAATTCAGCATAGTATTTAGGAGTAGCTGTATTTGATAATGCCAACTTTTTCTCCTTTCATACTTTTATCCCGACATTTTACTTTTAATTGCTGCGCCAGCAACACCAACTCCAGCTGCAACAACAACTGCTGCAACCTTTGAGCCGCTTTCGCTTAAAACTTTACTAGCAAATTTTTTTCCAGCTTGACTTTTTGCGGTAGTTGGATTTAAATCGACATACCTTTTTTCAGTTTCCATTCGATTAACACGACGCCTTAATTCGGCATCCGATAAAGACTTGGGTCCCTTTTTGTAACTAGTTCGCTGAGCGGCTTGTTTTTTAGCAGACTTACGCACGCCCCACTTCATGCCTTTGACCCCCGCGTGAACGAGTGCTTCTTCGATAGACATATCGTCTGATTGTTTAACTTCAGACCTTTTTAAAATCTCTTCTTTTACTAAATTTTTCATGTACTGCTCACCTCGGCTTCCTACAGCTAACCATTTTATTTGGGCTATAACTCCGGCAATTCTAAAGTCTTTATAGTGTCTAGCAACCCAAGCTTCTCTAAGCTTTAGCGCATTGACTTCCATTTCAGAATTTGGAACACCATTTCTTTTCGTTATTGGATACAGTTTTCTATACTGATCATTACCTTTAATGTTTCCGCCTAAAGCCCAAATGTCTGGGTGCTTTGTTCGGATCATCTCAGCAAAGTCGGGATCAAACCGATCCCACTTACTCGTTCTAAAAGATATTGAATCTTCTGAATGTTTTAGACTGGATTGTTTTACTTCTTTAAATACATATTCCATTTCAGTAAGACCACCCCAAATTGGGTCATTTGCTATCTCTTCTTTTGTTGCCTCTTTTGTTACTTTAAAGCCCATTTTTTCGTAAATATGTCTAGCATCTGGAGCATCACCAGGAACTTCAAGAGTCATTTTTTTAGCTCCTGTAGCTTTACCAAACTCTTCTGCAGCTTTTAAACAGGCAGACGCATAACCTTTTCCTCGTTCACTTTTAGAAATGGTTATAAAGTTTAAATAAAGATTACCGTCTTCTTTTAAGTTCATGCTGCCAAAACCAACTTTTTTACCGTCTGAGTTTTTAATTGAAAAAGCGGCGCCTTTGTTATAAGATTCGGCATAGTTTTTTGAAACTCGAGCAAGTGCTTTGTTAAAATTTGACGGAGTTTGATTTTCGAGACTTAAAGTTTCACCTGTTTTTATTTTTACTTCTAGTTTTGAAGGGCCCATTCGTTTTAAATTTGCCGCTCTAAGTTGACTTTCAGATCGACGAACACCCCATTTCATACCTTTAACACCGGCATGCTCTATTGAATCGTCGTTTTCAATATGAAAAGCTAAACGTTCTAAAAAGTATTGATAGTCTTCTGTTTTTAAAGTCATTGTTTAAACTCAACTTTCATATTCTTTTAAAGCTGTTAAACGCCACTCGTACTCTTTAATTTGATCTTCATACGCTTTTAGTAAAAACGAAGTTGTGGGCGGATCAAATAACATTCTAACTTTCAAATAAACATAACTTTTTACCATACTAAGTAACGGAACCGATAAGCCTAATGCCGCCCAGTTAGTTGTGTTATCAGAAATTGCAAAACCGTTGTCCGGTAAAATTCCGATTTGCGTTAGGTTTGAAAAAGTTATGTTTATGTTAGTGAGTACATCTAAATCAAATGCAGTATAACTAGCATCTAATCCCAACATTTTTTTTGTACTTTTCAAAATGCTTTGTTCCACGAAGTACTCCTTTTATTGTTAGGACTTTGATACTAGTCCAGGGTAAATAGCTGCTAAGCGACAGTAGCCGTTTACATTTACCTGATTTTGTATGATTCGGCAAACATTTTCGCCTTCATAAAAATAACAGTTTCCGCAAACAACTCCAATTTTTAAATTGTCATTCTTTTCGGGCGGAACATAGCCAACCCAAATTCCGTTGTTATCATTATCTGATAACTTACCGTACTTTTCAGCAATATAGTCTAATGTATTAGCAAACTCCTGCTCTGCCGGAGCAAGTTTTAATTTGTTAAGCTCTTCTCGGTAGTTTTGAAAGAAGCTAGAGAAATCTTTCACCATAGTTTTGTATCCTTCGGCTTTCGTTCGTTAAAACGGATTCTTAATAAACTTTCGTCGCCATAATGTATTGCATTATGCGTTCTTTCGGTAACACAAATTAAAAATTCTGGGTCAAAAATCCATGATTCACCATGAATAATATCTTCCGATGTCATAGGATTCATATGATGGACAATTAACCCAGAATTTATTTCGTGCCCTGGTATTCCAAGATCGCATGAAGCGTCTCTAATTATTACAGCTCGCCTAGCTCTTTTCCAATCACTAGACTGATAAAAGTTTTGATTTAAATATCGGTC